ACCAGGATAAACATCAACCTTTTCCCATGGGTTTAATCCGCTTGAACCATAGACCGCCCGTGCACTGACAGCATAGAACGAACGAATTAATTGCAGGAGACGGATTTGAACCGCCGTTCTCAAGGATATGAGCCTTGTGAGATTCCACTTCTCCATCCTGCCTTAACCCGGATTGCACCGGGTTAGCAATAGGTTTATCGTGTTATGCTTTCCACTAGACTGTTTTCATCCGTGCCAGTCCCACGGAGTTGTTTCGGAGGATTATTCCTGAAATGCCTCTTGAAAACTCCCTGTCGTCAACGTGCACTCATTGGCGACATATTCAACTCAGAGGCAGAACCGAACGGGAAGTTGCCTTTTCACTCCGGCTACGCCGTTACGCACCTTCTGAAAAACAACCCACATACACACATTCGGCAGTTTTTTCTGCCCATTAAACGGATGGGCAGCTTTGGGAGAAATGGAAGCTCTGGGGCTCGAACCCAGGACCGACCGGTTATGAGCCGGTTGCTCTGACCAACTGAGCTAAGCTTCCTGAGTAGCAAAAAAGATACAGGGTCGCTGCGATATCTGTCTTTTTACTACTGTTGCAGTTCTTGACCGCCAGCTGCAACAAAGGTTGAAACCACCCGGAACATTTGACTGTTCCTTTAGTCATCGCCGTTGCGATAGGTGGTTAAAGGGTATTTCATAAAAAAAGGAAAAAGAAAATCCAATCTGCATCAAAAGAAAGATGAAACCCGATGCAGAGCGGCGCATGTGGGATTCGAACCCACGCATAACGGAGTCAAAGTCCGGTGCGTTACCGCTTCGCCAATGCGCTATGTTGCGGCAGTCGCTCAACCCTGCCGCACGTGATATACTTCAAAAACACCATTGATATATTTATGTTTTCCCTGGAACGCCTGTATCAGTCGTAACTCATTTGGAGGAAATTTGGTTTTGGATATCTATTTCATTATTATAAATCCGTACTGATACAGGCTATCTAGGGATTTCATGCCTCGTCCTGTCCATGATGAACCTTCCTCCAAGTCCATGCGTCGAGGACTGTACCTTTGCTTTTATTATTTTAATCCGCTCTACCAATATCAGCGGAGTTAAAACCATTGGAAATGCCAGTAACATTTATTTCACCTCACAGGGATGTCAAAAATAAAATCACGCTTATTCCGGTTCCAATAAGAATCATCGAACAAGCGGCAGATTCCCATTTGTCTTTGTTGTTATTTGTCACGATCTCGGAACTTGCCGAAGTGAACATCAGGACGTTGATTGCAAGTGCGATTATCGTAAATATCGTCCTCATCGTTCTCCTCCAATCATGAAATCAAGAATCTTTTCTGCTGTTTCTTCTTCAGGCTCAAATGGAAGTCCACATGTAGAATAGATTTCCAGAGCCGATTTCAGGCTTGATTTGAAGCCTTGGTATATTTCTCCATGTTGAAGCAGTTCGTGCCTTAAAACCGAAATTGCATCAGTAATTGATTTAGAACTAACACTAATCTGCGCCAGACACTCCAGTTCAATATCCGGTCTTCCCATCATTTCAAAGTTAAACGTCGGTACTTCATCGACCGAAACATGAAAATCAACCGATTTTACCCTCGGCACTTTATGTTCATCAATAAAGCACTGTGTCTCCCTCCAGTCATACGGATTCGGATTTACAATCTTCACAACAGACATTTTCGCATCCCCTTTCCTGTGCGTTACAGTACACCAGAAGGTGCTCTGCGATTTCCTGAAGCTGAACTGGATCGTATTTCGGGATCGCAACCAATTTACCTTCAAGCATCGGGGATAGTGCGAATACCGGTGCGTCTGTAACAATCGTTGCTTTTATCAACATAGCTGCTACGTCAACTGGCTCTGACGGTAACAGTTCATAGATTCCTTTTTCTTTATTCATGCCTCTTCTACCTCTCCAAAATATTTTTTGTATAATTCATAGTCATTTCTTCCAATCAGGTCTTTAACCTTGTATTTTTGCTCCATTCGAAGATCACTGTATGTGTAAATGGTTTTTGTGACCTGTATACGATAATCGCCGACATCAGTGATTCCGCTTTCAGTCTCGATTTTTTCTTCAGCTGAAAACCAATTCCCGTTCGGAGTTAAGAAGTAAGCTCTTTGCACTGCTCTTCCGAGTGCGATATATTCCAAACTAGCTTTGTCCGTAAAAACCTTTTTCGCCGATTCCGTGTCGTACAGTCTTTCGTCCTCCAGAACAGCTTTCTTGTGATGATACTCGTACATCCGATCATGAGCTAAAGGCTTTTCAAGCGGATGGCATTCAGAAGACCTTTTTTGTTTTTTAAAAAATTTTTCAAGCATCGTCTTTTACCTACCTTTTCCGAAAATACTGTGTCAAGGCTTCACGGGTGATCTGTGACACACTTTTGCCGGTTCGGTTCTTTTCAGCTATAAGTCTTTGTTCCAGTTGGTACGGCAACCGGATACGGATGGATTCGGATTGTGGATTATTCTTTTTCATAGGCAGTATCCTTAACTTACTATTTCTACCGGATAGCCCAATTTTTCTTCAAGCTCAGCTACCGTTATTTTACGTGGCTTATTTAATTTGATTTTGACATCTTGCACCGCACCATCTTTGTTTTTAGCAATCCCGCGCCCGGTGTATGTATCAGCTTCTTCATTAGCGTATACACTGAGATGATTGTATCCATATGTACGGCACCACCTAGCAGCCAAATCAGAAATTTTCATCAATTCTTCCAACTCATTCCCGAATAAATGCGAATATAATATAGCTCGATCATACATTTCCTGTGTTACTGCTGACAGCGCAATCACGCTTTTATATGGACTTCCGATAAAACGGAAAAATCTGCATGATTCCATTACTTTTTCGCCTTTCGGAAGCGCAAAGCCTTGAGAAATTGCCATCTTAAGAAGCTTCGCTGATTCAACATCGCTTTCTGTGATAACACACTTATTTGTAAAGTCTATCATTACTGTTCCCTTCCCAACATTTTATATAGTGTTCCTCTTGATACTCCCATGATTTCAGCAAACTGAACTTTGGTGATTTCCCCAGCCTGCCATCTTTGCTTTGTTTTCTCGAAGAGTTCTTTGTCTACCTCTTTTTTTGCTCGTCCTTTATACTTGCCCTGAGCTTTCGCGATTGCGATACCCTCTTTCTGACGCTGGCGGATACTTTCTCGTTCTCTTTGTGCCACGTATGAAAAGACCTGCAAAACGATGTCTGCGATTAATTTTCCAGTCAAGTCTCTATTCCGCGTAGTATCAAGTAATGGCATATCTTGTACAATAATGTCTGCTCCAATCTCTTTAGTGATTTTTCTCCACTCTTCTGTAATCTCATCGTAGTTTCTGCCAAGTCGGTCAATCGAATGGACTACCAGCACATCACCTTTCTTAAGAGAAGCGATCATCTTCTGATACTCTGGACGGTTGAAATCCTTGCCGGACTTCTTATCCATATAAATTTTATCAACGCCTTCTTCTCTCAATGCCTCCATCTGCCTCGCTTCGTTCTGCTCTACTGTCGATACTCTTGCATATCCAATTTTCATGTATAATCCCTCCCGTTTATTTATGAGTCAATTATACATCTAATTGATTATATTTGCAAGTGGTTCATACACATTTATGAGTATTTTTTATTGACTATCGAAACGTTTTTGATTATGATAATGTCAATAGGAGGTATTTATATGGTTTCTGATAAGATAAAGCAAATAATGAAGATGAAAAAAGTAACCAGTGTTCAATTAGCTCAGCACCTTGGGATGCTCCCGCAATCACTTGCAAATAAATTTTCAAGGGGAAGCATATCCGCAGATGAACTAATTCAGATTCTTGATTTTCTGGAATGTCAATTGATAATTGAACCAAAACCAGATGTATCAATCAAACTGACCACTGATGATCTCAAAAGGGAACCGTAATGGCTCTCTTTTTTTATTGCCCATCTCTGTCTGGGATGAAATTGCAGCTAAAGTTTATTTTGCTCATATTTAAACTCTCCGCAGTGGAGAAATCAGGAGCTGCACCCGATTCGTCAATCACAATCTTTTACTGTGTATGATCGTTAGTATCATTACAATTCTTATTCCCAAATTCTGTATCATTTCATTCATTCTTCATACCTGCCTTTCTTGGTATTGCCTTATTTTGTGTTGGCAGAGAAACCGTTAAGGCTTACGGCTTGTCGTGTTCGAATCACTATCTCTGCCATGTGAAAAGGGCCTTTTTGTTATTTTATTTGCTTTGGGGGCTCACCCGGCTCCTGGTGGCTTTCCCTCCAAGGGGGTCCCCGTCTTCCCTGCACGCTATCCGGTCAGCCCACCGCCCCATGGGACCCGCTGCACCGGATCACGCTGTTGTTGTTCGGCCTTCGGCAGTAGTCAGGGGATGTTACCGCCGTTTTTCGTTCGTCATATTGCACAAATTTTCTCGTGTTGTTCATTGTACATTTTAAGTACACCCTATTTATACATTGCAGTAAACTATATATTGTGTTTACATCTTGGTCGATACAATATATTGTGTTTTGGCTGTTTTCGTGTTCACAGCTTCGGTCTCTCCATCTCCGGAAGCTCCAGTGCGTCCTTGTACCGGTCCGCGATCTGCCGCGCTGACTGCTGCGGGATGCCTTGCACATGATCTGCCTGGACCGGTGCTGTCTCTGCCATGCCGTATGCAGCTTTCGCAACGAAGATTAAGTTTGAATTTGTTCCAGGCTGGTTGTGCAATCTATTAAGCGTGCAGTTTTTGCAAATATCGAACCATTTTTTCACCGTGTTGCTATGTGCTGTGGCGGTTCTATAGTCCCCGCGCATCCAATCGCTAAACGTTGAGCGGTTAATCCCTACCAGAAAACTAAATACTTCCAGAGTTGGTAAAACATGATATTTGCTGCACAACCTTACAAACACACTAAACATATGATCTAATAACTCTATATCATCGTTACTGGGTTTCTGTATGTGATCAGCAATATAAAATATCATATCAACAAAACTGTCAGCTACTTCTTTTCTGTAATTCTCACTATCAGGTGATA